TTCTTTATCCCTTAGAGAGTTAGCTAAATAAAAGCCCCGGTAGGGGCTTTTCAGATTCACTTTTTTGTGCTAAAATTGTGTTAATTGCTTTACAGTTATTAACTTTGCGCCCTCTAATACATACATTAAAATATCAAAAAATTAACATGGCACTTACACAAGACCTTCCTATATCAAATTCGATGTATAAGCTTCTGAACCTTATCATTGATGCCCGGCAACAATTCCCCAAGGCGTTCCGGTATGAATTTGGTACGGAGTTGATGATGCTTGCCGTCCATTGTTGCGAATATATCCGTTATGCAAATACAGATATGAACCTTGAGCACCGTGCAGATTATCTGATGAAGTTTTTGTGTGAGTTTGATGCATTGAAATTACTGCTAAGAGTGTGTGAAGAACGACATTTGACCAGCCTGACTCAAACAGCCGAAATCTGTCTGCTTGCAGAGAGCATCGGTAAGCAAAGTACCGGCTGGTACAAAAAAACGGTTGCAGATCTCCAACGGCAAAAAGCTAACGGATCGCAACAAGTCGCAAAGCCGGAGTCATAATCGCCAAGGGGATTATGAGTGAGCAATTAGAATTATTTATTGGGCATCCCCCCGGTGATGAGCCGGGAAAGACTAAGATAGCGGATGCAACGGCTTCCAGCAGTTGGAACGTGAACTTCAACAACGGCAACGTCAACACGAACAACCGCCAGAACGCGAACCGGGTTCGTCCCCTCGCCGCAACAGGTAATATAATCTATGACATACTTCTTAGCAGTATTTTCGAAGCATCCGAAGATTGTGCCAGACAGAAAAGAACGAGTACGGATTGTGTTGAGTTTTATAATGATTATCAGTCTGCATTGGTGCGGCTATGGTATTCTATTATTTACGGTGAATATGTACCGGACTTTTCAAAAGTATTCATACGGACTTACCCGGTATATCGGGAGGTTTTTGCCGCCGCTTTCATTGATCGTGTTGTCCATCACTGGATCGCTCTTCGTATCGAGCCGATTTTAGAGGAACGTTTTCGGGAACAAGGGAACGTCTCGAAGAACTGCCGGAAAGGTGAGGGATGTCTGTCTGCCGTGCACTATCTGAATAACATGATAGTCGAGGTCAGTGAGAATTATACTGCCGATGCGTACATTTTCAAAGATGACCTGTTCAGTTTCTTCATGTCTATCTCAAAATCGTTGGTATGGGAAATGCTGAACATATTCGTAAGGGACAATTATAAAGGCGATGATATTGAATGTCTGCTTTACCTTCTAGCCGTTACTATCTTTCATTGTCCACAAAATAAGTGTATCAGACGCTCTCCTGTCTCCATGTGGGACAGACTTCCCAGTAATAAAAGTCTGTTTCATAATGACCCTGACAGGGGAGTGGCTATCGGGAACCTGCCGTCACAACTCATAGCCAACTTTTTGGCGTCTGTTTTCGATTATTATGTAATGGTGATATTAGGATTCAGGCATTATGTACGCTTTGTTGATGACTTTTGTATCGTGGTGAAATCTCCGGAAGAAATATTGTCCAAAGTCCATCTTCTTGATGGCTTCCTGAAAGAACAACTCCTTTTACAGTTGCATCCACGCAAACTGTATCTTCAGCATTATAAAAAAGGAGTCTTGTTTGTTGGGGCGTTCATTTTGCCGGGTAGAATTTATGTATCTGACAGGGTGGTTGGTAACACATATAATGCTGTCAGGAAATTTAATAAAATAGCTGAAAATGGATTTGCAGAAGCGTATGTTGAGAAGTTTGTGAGTACAATGAACTCTTATTATGGGCTGATGAAACACTTTGCAACGTACAATATCCGCCGTAAAATTGCAGCGATGTTACTTCCTGAATGGTGGGAATATGTTTATATCGAAGGACATTTTGAAAAGTTTGTATTGAAGAATAAATATAACCATAGAAAACAACTAATTAAACATATCAAAAAACATGGATCAAAAAAATATCTTACCGCGTGGGATTGCTAAGCCTATCGAGCAACAGCCGGACGGAACCTGGATTGTACGTCATCACTTCCGGGTGGTTGGTACCAGTGAGAATGGTGAAGAACTGGTAACTTTTGCCAGTTCGGAATATCCCGAGAAACCTACCTTGCAACAGATTCAAAGAAGTATTGACCGTTATCGGGTGTGTCTTACAATGTATGGAGATACAATTTCAGACGAAATAGAAAAGGTTGATCTTTCCGTGTATATGTTTACGGATTAAATTTAAAGCCTGTTTAAACGATGATTAAGCAGGCTTTTATTTTGTACAAAAAATTGCAGTAGGTAAAAGATAACATACAGATCTGCATCCCATACACTACTTTTGTTGAAAATCAAAATTCATAAAAGTGATGAAAAAGTTGCTTGAATGGCTCGGAATGAGCAACAGGTGGAAACACCTAATTGGCGGATTTATTATTGGTGTTTTTGCGGGTGATTGGTTTACTGCAATTTACGCAGGTGTGCTTACTGCAGGTGCTTTGGAGTATAAGGACAAAGCGCATGGAGGCAATTGGGACTGGATAGATTTCGGCTTAACAGTGGCCGGAACGTGTGTAGGACAATTAGTGAGAACTATCGTATGACGGAAGTACAACATGTAACGGAGGTGGCTAAAGGCATTAGTGACTATGGCATGATGGCTATGAGTGCTGCATTTTTTCTTTTGCTTTCAGCAGCTATGATGATAGCACTATTCAAATGGTTTAAGAGTATGATAAACCGCCTTCTGGAACAACAGGAGTGTTTGAATCAATTGCTTGATACAGTACAAGACAATGTGAGTTTGCAACGAAACTTAATGGAAAGACTTCAACCTGAAACCTTACTGCGTATCCGGAATTTGACGGGTTTCGCTTTTGACCTTAGTATCGAACAGGTTTGTAGGTTGATAAAGCGGGTTCGAATAGAGAATCACATAGCTGATCGTGAAGCAACTGTAAACAAAGTACGGAAATCACTTCAAGTAATCCATGATGATCGAAAGAGTCGCTTTGACCCTTTTATATATCATGGAAAACCTCTGTCGGAATATTGTAATGAGAATTGGGTGGAAGATGTGGTGAGTGTAGTTGAAAGTGAAATCTATAATGAGGATGGAGAAAATAATGCACGCGCCTATACCAATGTGAAACTTGCATACGACAATATAAAAACGGACTTTTATCAACGCTTAAATAGTTAATTATGAAAATATTAATAGATAATGGACACGGGGAAAATACACCGGGCAAACGTTCTCCTGATGGGAAATTACGAGAATACCTTTATGCACGCGAGATTGCAGAATCTGTGGAACGAGCCTTGCGTGCGAAAGGATATGATGTAGAGCGTATTGTGCATGAGACAGTAGATGTGCCATTGGCAGAACGAGCAAGACGTGTGAATGAAATTTGTGCACGGTATGGGGCAACAAATGTATTACTTGTTTCTATTCATTGCAATGCTGCGGGAAACGGCGAATGGATGAGTGCAAGAGGTTGGTCGGCATACACTTCAAAAGGTAAAACAAAATCGGATGAATTGGCCACTATGTTATACGAGGAAGCCGAACAGAATTTTGCCGGACAAAAAATCCGTAGGGATAATTCGGACGGAGATCCAGATTGGGAAGAGAACTTCTACATTTTAGTAAAAACCAAATGTCCGGCTGTTCTTACAGAAAACTTTTTTCAGGATAATAAAGAAGATGTGGCTTTCCTCAACTCAGATGAGGGGAAGCAAGCTATCATTAAAACTCATGTAAATGCAATAATCAAATACGTCACCAAGTATGGGAAAACTTAAGAATATTGCAGTAGTGTTGTTTATGATTGTATTTCTTGCTTCGTTGTTTATGAATGTAGTACATTTTGCAAGTAGGCAACAGAAAACAAGAGATACAACAAGAACAACCTATGTTGATACAATACCATTTTATAAGCCCATTCCTAAAGACAGCTTTGTTATTCGATATGTTACTGAACGTCTTCCTACAGTCTCGAAATTGCCGGAAAACGTACAAAAATTGCCTGAAAGCGTATCAGAATTTCCGAAAATCGTGAAAAATTTCCATGAATCTGTATCAGAGGATAGTGTAGATGTGATTATTCCTATTACCAAAAAGGTATACAAGGATAGTTTATATACGGCATACGTAAGCGGATATAACCCGAAACTTGACAGCTTGGTATTACATTCGCAACATGAAGTGGTAACCATTAACGACTGCTATCCTAGGTCGAGGAAGAAACGTTGGAGTGTTGGTGTTCAAATTGGATATGGAATAGCATTAAGAGGGGTGCCGGAATTTACACCATATATTGGAGTTGGTGTATCATGTAATCTATTCAATTTTTAATTATGACAGATATTGCTTTAACCGTCAATAAAGAAAGTGTATATGAAGAAGTGGCACAGACCACAGCTTATACCGGGGCTAAGATGGACAACGAACTCGCATACAACCGTATTTTCACAACGGATGAGGATAAGAGTATGCTAGAGCGTTTTTGGAATGAAAGCAAAAACACTGCTTGTAATAGCTTGAAAAAAATACTTCTTAACGAAGTCGAAAGAGAGGGGATATATCAGCTTTCGTTGGGGTTATCAAGTTCGTTTGATGAAGCTTTAACAGAAAGTATGGAACGTAGTCTGTTCTCGTTTTTTGTTATGAATATTACGGCAAAGTGGTACACATTTACCAATAAAGAAGAAGCAACCGGATATGCAACGGAAGCGGCTACCTATATGGAGGACGTCATGCGTAAGGCATTTTTTAAAAAACGTCCTATACGTCCTACGTACAATTGAATTATTTTTAATCTTTATTTATTATGGCAGAAAACAAGAAAACATTGACAGTGACCCAACAGGTTAAAGAGCTTGTTTATGATATTCAGAACAAGGCATACTTGACCGGGCAGGCGCGTGAGGCAGAGGGTAAAAAGAATTATGAAGCCGCCTCTAATATGCAAGCGAGTGATGATGAGGAAAACAGCTATCAAATCCGTCGTTCATTGGCAAATGCGTTTTCATCTTTGAAGAGTCTGCTTGGAGAGTATCTTTCAGAAGACAAAAGTACAAGCAACAATCTGATTGCAAAAGAAATTGATGATAATGGTGTACTAGAACTTGCATTCGAGTTGCCGAGTAACTATAACAACTCTTCGGCTGATGCGTTGGGCAATGGTATTCATGCCTACCTTGTAGATATGGCTTTGGGAGATTGGTTTGCCATTACCAACCCGGAAGATGCAGCTTCATACGTACAGCATTCGGCGATAAGTTTAGAGAATGTAAAGCGTGCGCTTTATAAACGTAGCCGACCTGAAAGACCGACTTATTCTTAATGTATTCTCATGGGATATTGTTGTAAGAAACTCCAGCAGACAAAAACAGTAACGCTGACATTCAAACGTTCAGAGTTACTCTATGACGTAGAGAACTGCTCTTTTGTGGAAGGTGATATTATGGAAACGGAGAATGAACATGCCCGGCATCAGGTGTTTGACATTGGACAAAGTGGTAATGTGAACCGGGTTACACGTGTACTCAATCTTACCCATGCAGAATGTGTGGAAATGCTATATCCATATACCAAACAGGAAATCTCGGACGAACAGGAAGCTCTTGATGATATTCTTGTAGCTCCCGAAGAATATCATATTGTACTCACTTTACCGGAGAATTTTTCTTTATCTACGGTGAAGCTACTAAAACATCTGATACACGAGTATCTTATCTGTAAGGTACTTGCAGATTGGATGAGTATAACGAATCCAAGTAGTAAGGCTAATTGGGAGGAGAAGATAATGAGTATCAGAGCTAAGATACAGACATCGCTAATGTCGAGAAAAGGCAAAATAAAACGAAAGTTGAAACCTTTCTGATAAAAGGAAGAGCCGGAGTGCATCACGCATTCCGGCTCTTTTGCTAACAATCTTTCTTAACCTTAATATGAAAAAAACTAACCTATGTAAGTTATCTTGGTTTATTAAGCATACGGGGGGTGAATTGGACGGTAAACCCCAACAAACTTTCAGATTTGTCTAGTTTGCATATTAGTACAAGTCGGAATGCTTTGTATGGTGTGCCATGGAAGCCTCGCATATATTTATCGGTACTACTCCATACTGCATGCCAGTTGAATAAATCATTTGAGCCATACAGAACTTGTGAGACATGGCTACTCTTGAAATATCCGCGTTGTATGATGGTGTCTATCGTTTTGAACATGTTTGGATCATCTATTTTGAACGGACGAGTGACAGCCAATGCAGTAATAGGTTCTATTGTGTTATCAGGCTGTGAGAAATTAACGAGATCATTATCTGAAGTCATAGCGAGTGCATCAGGATAGGAGTTTAAACCACTCATGATGTTACTATGCATCATTCCCCATTGCTTACTATCCATTGAATATAAGTAAGCATAGGTACATGATGGGTTGTGAATGATGATACGTTGGTGTATATAGTCGTAAATCATCCTACATGTTTTTAGAAATTCGCGGAAAGTTAGAAATTGAAATTCTGTTGAATTAAATCTTGTATTATTAACCAATTTATTCAAATGGGGTAAAGAATTGATAGAGAAAGCCAATTCACTGTCCAAAATATCCGAAATACATTGGCTTGTAGAACCGCTAATAAGCATAATACCACGGTCAGTTGCAAATAGTACAGCATTATCAATCTGGGTTATACTATCGGAATTAATACACACATCACGTGTGATAGGCTGGCGGGCAGAGTAGGAACCGGTAGAAGAAACCTCGAGGGCCCAAATTCCATCAGTAGAGAAACAGTAAAGAGGAAATTGACCAAATTGGCCTTGTGATAAAGCCTTTGCGGCTGAACTGAGTCCAATGATTGTACCTGTTCCAACAGTGCAGACTCCGAGAGCAGGAAATGAAAAAGGATCGTTTACATCAGAAGTATATATTTTATTTGGATATGGGATTCCGATTTCTGTATCAGTAATGAGGCTCATATCGGGGGTACTAGAGAAACTCGTGTTGATACTTCCGTATACTCCGTTAAGTGTTTCATGTTTATGTAATTTGCTATATGAATAGGATTTTACTCCATTGTTATCTATACGCTCAATAATAAGCTCTTTTGCATTGATGTTGGGATAAAAGAAGTATGAATCAACGATATTCATTGGTATACCGGAAAGAAACTGTACCATAACTTTTCGTTTCTCGGCTTCAATGAAGATGTATGCTTTATAAGAATATGTTTTCTCAACGGCTTTTTTAGTTTCGTTATCATACTCTCCATTAGCATATTGAAAACAAGATTCAAGTGGGAATGTCGGAGGGATAATAGTTACTCCGGTCAGATTTAGACGTGCGTTGTATGGAAATGCATGTTTTGCGACAATTGTTCCCATTAAATTGCTGTCACCCTCCATTACTTCTTTTGCCTCAAGTGAATTGAGAGCACCATTTTCAATAGAAACAATGTTCTCACCCGATTGTATTTTTTTTACGTCAATGGAAGAGATAAGGTAGAAAGGTAATGAAGAGTCATCATCTACAAGTGATTTACCTGACATTCCAAAGAAAAGTTGATTAGAATTGATTGATTCACTTGCATTATGACATCGATATATTAATTTACCGTTGATATTCTCATTACCGGAGTTAGCGCAATAACTTAAAAATGCGGACGAACCACCCATTGGTCCCAAATAGGCATATGGGGAGATTGATTTGCACATACTGTCCTGATCAACAGTATAGAGTGGGGGAGTGATAAATATATCAATACTCTTAACCAATTCCCCCCATTCGGCTACAGATTCTTTCACTTCATCGAAATTTGTTATCTCGTAATATAATTTTGATGCAACATGCGATACAACCATATTGAATTTGGTGTATAGACCATTGTTAACTTCATAACCTGTATAATGTATGAGATAAGGTATGCCATATGATGGGTAGACTTTTACTGGAGATGAAATGTAGTTGAGGGTTCCGTCATACATACGGTAGGCATATCTTATCATGAATGGGTATTGGAATAATCCTGCTGTTTTGGCATCGGCGGTATATTTATTGGTAAATGCCAATACAGTATCTCTTACAGCTTGGCTGGCTTCTATTGAGAGAATAAGTGAATTAAGAATAATAGACGGAGTAAATCCGGGGAAACTTGCAGATAACATATCCGAGTTTCCCATAGATGCTCTTAGTCGGAAAGAGAGCGATGGAAATACCGGGTTACTTCCCATGAGTACATATGTTCCTGACTTGTAGAGGGCATAAATTATGCCCTCAGATGTGAGTATGATTAATGTGTTTCCAAGTGATGTTACCTGATAGAGTTCTCCAGAAATAGATACTATATCTTCGGGCTGCTTATCAGTGTCGTTAGAGGATAACCATTGTAAGGCGGCGGATTCTGTATCGTAAATTATGTAATGTTTATATACCGAGATGTTGTGTATGTATATCACTTTTTTTCCTTGTGGGAGAGTAAATAAACATTGAGGCTTTTGAATGCCTTTTAATACTCCATCTTCAGGAATAAGATTCATTGCAACTGACAAGTCACCATCTGCACATTCGTAATCTGATGGATTGGCAGAATATCCATTGTACTTAATCTCTTTTATCATATTACAAAAGGTATTTAGTGATAATTGGTAATAGTTTACCGTATTCGTTTTCTGTTGGTTCTCCTACACATAATCTTGCTTTAGCTGTTGCTTTACATTCTTGGAGAATTGCTGTACAAAGTCTGCTTGATGAAGTTCTGAAATGATTTCCTGCCTTATTCGTTGGGAATACCATCGCTTCATGCCTCCCGTTTGGTGAACGAAGTCTAACGTAAAGGTAAAATTCATCTTGGTCAATCATTATGTCCAAAACATCTCCGCGTGAGAGCTGGAGATGTTTTGCGACGCGAGCACTAATATCTATCCTTCCTGATGCGTAAAAGGTGATATCAGCTTTTCGGGTGTTTCCTAATATACTTTGCATTTGGCTTGTCGAATTTATAATAAGTTTTTCCTTGTGGAGTTTTCTGAATTGATACGGACAATTTTACTCGACAGTTATCGGATAGTCCATATTCATAAAGGATGCGGCCGACTGACGGACAGAGCGTTTCAAATCCTATACATTTATACTTGTCGTTGTATTGAATATCGCACATTTGGGTTGCTTGTTTAATAACTGGATTGATTATGAATCCGAATGTATCGTCTCCAGAAATACGGAAAACGAATACACGCGCTGCATCACTCTTCCTGGCATTATTCTTGATATGCAAGAACAAGCGTTTGGAAAGCGTTATAGAGTTGTCGGCAGGGTCGGCAATCACATAATACAGAAGTGATTGCCACCATAATTTTAACTTACTGATAATCATAGTACGAAAGTATGATGAATGATTAGCTTTTGTAGTTTAACTTTTTACTGACGTATTGAGATGCACTCGATGCGAACGGAAAGAAACTGTTTCGACAAAAGTAAACGATAAGGTTGTTTCGATTTCCAATCGATGCCGGTTAGCGGCTTCTTTTGTTGCAAAAATGTAAGAACAGATTTCTTGCTTTGTTGTTCCTTTTGTTGCTACAATGTTGGCATAATATTTGCGTCCGAAAAGGAATGCCATGATTTCTTTTAATACAGTTGAGTTCATATTGTATGATTTAATCAGTGAATAAATTTGTCTGTCGGGGTTCTTTGGAAACGGAAGAAACTCCGGTAATACTATTTACACGTTCAATTTCTCCGTCAATTTCCGTTTCAAGCGTCTTGCATTTCCGTAAGTTTTGTTGGGTGCGACACTTGAAATAGTCTTTCTGTGCTTTGCGCATCAGAACTACCTTGGTAAAGAATGTTTTTGCATCCATATGATAAATACATTAAAATTCTTTATGGGTTGCTAATTGATAATCTTTCTTTTCTTCTTCTGATAGTTCGTTGTAGCAGCTTTCGCAAACAACAGGGTAACCGTGTTCTTCTTCAAAGTATACGCCACAAAGTTGGCAACACCAACCGTCTATAATATCTTCTGCAATGCTCATGATTATTTTATTAATTGTAGTATTCTTTATTAAAGTGTCCGTTGGCAATCAGCCAATCAATAGCCAATACACAAGATTCGATAGGTGATGCGGTTTCAAAGGATTTCACATAGGGATAAGAGAGTAACCAAGCATCGCTTGTTTCATGATGCAAGCCAAAAACATTCTCACTGGATTCTATTCTGATTTCGGTAGGAAGTAATTCCAACAGCCTACACAAGCTCCATGCTGGAACATCCTTGCCCCACAATCTATCAAACACCTCTTCACCGGTCATCGGTGTGCCGTCTTGGTGTTTGTGGAATGGGCTTTTGAGTTTGGCTATTCTTTCCGGCGTCCAAAACTTACCTCTTGATGTTGGCGGCTTAGTTTGCAACTCCCATTCCAAAGTGGAAATTTTACTATTTGTGTAATGATACACCATATCTGCCGTTTCCGGTTTCAATCCCAAAGCGAGCAATCTTTCTGACTGCTCACGGGTAGTACATATTTGCGATTTGAAATTCATAATTATTGTTTTTGGGGTATTAGTTAAAACTGATTGCCACATAACGATAGAATCGTATGTAGCCGAACGAATAAGAGGAACATTCTGCATTATCGGATATGTCAATTTGTACATTATAACCTTTCCTCCGCAAAAAACGGGCGGCTATCTCATCAACAGTGTATAGCCTTTCGTGAATGTCCCAACAACTGGATTTCCATACTGTTTTAGGACTACCTTTTTTTAGGGCTTTCTTAAAGGTTTTAATGGCCTGTATGATTTCTTTTTTGTTCATATTTATTTTGTCCTATAATCTTTAATAATTTCCCACTTTGCGTTATAGTAAGCAGTTTCCCAAGTTGGGTGAAAATGAACTATTTTATTATAATTAACTAACTTTCCTTTTAGACCACCAGAGGATACTCCGATAACTTTTACGGCGTTTTTGTTTACAATCGCATTCATACCGATTTGTAGGAATGGCATACTGTATTGTTGCTTTATCTGTTCAAAAGCATATTTATCAGCTTCATTCATTTTAATTCATGTTTTGAGGATTATTATTTTTCTTCATTCCTATTTTTCAACTCCATTTGTTCAATTAAGAACTTTCTAAAATTATTCTTATATTGACTATGAATGATTTTATACTGCTTTGATAGATTAGGCAGTTGCTTATACCCCTTACTATGTAAGAACTTGGCTACAAGTTCAACCTTTTCATGGTTATCAAAGCCTCTGTCCTTGCACATATTTGAGATACATATATTCGCCTTGCTTGTTGGCTTCTTTATAATAGGTAGAGCGTTGCGTCTGCCATAAGCGTGGGTTCTTGGATAGCCAACTCCTTCACCCAAGTATTCGCCTGTTATGTAATCAAATTCCCCATTTATTAAACTTTCTGCTATTTCTCCCATTATATTTCTCCTTTTTTGATTTTTATTGATTATTATTACCCATATCATAGGAATTGTCTCCCTCTATTTCAATTCCATCTTCACAAGCTACATTCTCACAGAATGCCTCTTTTTGATGGAATTCACACCATCCGTTACCGAATGAATCTTCATTGGTGAATAGCTTGCATTCGCCACATACTTGTTTATCATCCATATAAATGTTACTTTCTGTTTTGATTTATTTGTTATGTAATTGTAAAAGTCCTCGGAATGTAATACGCCTGTGTATCATATCTTGTCGTAAACGGTGTATTCTTTCATCTGAATAGTCTGCAAATATCTGATTTCTTTGTTTCTCCTGTAGTATGCAGTACAAGGAATCAGCTCTAATAAAATTATCTTTCCGCAGGTACTTTTCAGCACAATGAGGACACATACAATCAAGCGTGATATTCTCTTTGTTAAGTCGTGGATGAAGAATAGAATAAGCTTTTTCAATATCAATGTCTGATACTTTTTGTATTGCGTCATCAAAGAAAGCATCAAAGCCGGTCAGGCAATTCCCGTAGTAAAATGGACGTTTCAGAACTTTGTAAATGCCGGGTGATTTTCCTACCTCTTTAGAATTTGTCTTTGATATGAAAAAATAATCTGTCATTTCGTCAATCTCCCAAGATTCTTCGCAAATAGGGCATGTAGTCCGATATTCTTCATCATAGCACTCTTCACAGAGAACTTCTTTACGTTCAACTGATACATCGGGAAAATCATCGAGTTCAAATATGGACTTTCCGCAATGGTCGCATTCGCAATCATGCTCTATGATAAGCTGTATCTGTGCATCGTCAAACCTATGCGGACTTGAATTGTATTCAGTCTTGGCATGATTCACTATTTTATCTTTTAATTTGCTCATATTTCCTTTGTTATGAGGGGTTATACAATTCATATCCATTATCCCAAAGACTATCACTGCGAAAATTGAAGAAATCTTCCAAAGAGATACGTACACCATCTTCTAAAAGAAGAAATCCGTTTTCAATAGTCATCCATTCGTCAGAGGAAAAGAAACGGTGCGTAACCTTCTTACCCTCTTTCATTGCTTGTATAGCTTCTTCTTTGCTCATTACTTATTTATTTTTAATTATTCGACTTGTTCCTCACCTTCACGTATTAGGGTAAAAGGTAGTTTGGTACCACAATTCACACAATAAGCTGTTTTACTCTTGTTTAAGGAAACTCCATCGGAATATTCCCCACCGGAATATGTACCGTCAGAATTATGCACACTCGTGTAACTCATTCTAAACAGATCACTATACTGATAACCGTAAAAACCATTGCAATAAGGGCAAGGAAGCGGTTGTGCTTCAGTTACTTTTATGGAGATTTTTTTGCTCATTTCTACTTTGTTTTACTATAATTCTATGCTGCTACTTTTCTCAATTCGCGTAGTTTCTTGCTGACTGCTTCACAAAGAACTCGCGCCATTGTAACCTCTACGGCATTTCCTATGAATTTCTTTTGGTCGGCTTGTGTTCCGATTAACACATAGTTTTCTGGAAACCCCATAATACGCTTTAGCTCTGGTATGCGTAGCATCCGCATTTTAATATCAACTATCCCGTATAAGCCCATGAACTCTTTTATTTTTTTGGTCATAGGGCTGTCGGTATCATAAATCTCGATTGCCACACGTCCAGTTTCGGTTGCGACCAAATAAGGCGGCATTTTATCCATACGTGCTATGAGAGTGAAGCATGGGTTATCAATGGAACCACCTGCACTATTAAATTGAGGGTTCATTAGGTAGTGCCACTTTCTATTTGCAGTGATTGTTTGTGCGGGATCTTCTATGCTACTACCAACGTTGGAGAAGTTTGTATTCATAATCCACGGCTTGCAGCTAACAAGATTGTATTTAGGATTGGCGGTAATACATCCAAGCGGCTTTTCTGTAGATGAAGGTTTGCTGTTTCCATATTGCTGGTCTATGAAATATGGAGAAACGAGAGAGAACCGATCCTTTGTTGTTACGGTTGCAGACGGTTCATTTATTGAGCGGTTAAATCCGTTACCGTAATGAGCTGATACAAACGCATGATGATCTTTGCATGTAATTGTTCCGGCTGGTTCATTAATAGAAACATTCTTGCTTTCGGGGTGTCCACTGAACTGTTTTGAAAGAAAGCATACCTGTGCAACTCCCAGTCTGTTTTGCGTAGCTACTACCGGGCATGGTTCATCAATCCCAGGAGCATTGTATTTTCCAGTCCGACTCATGGAATTATATTTGATAAGAAAAGCATCTTTGCCTCCGGCTACAAATTTTATCAGGCCGGCATAAATACGTTCCATTGTCTTTTCAGCAAGTGGTTTCTCACGAAAAATACTTGTTCCTTCATCGGAAAAATCCAATATCTCTTTAACCGGGCGCCACTTTTCCAAATGACCAAACATATCTTGTTTACCGTTTTTGCAGTGAGTGGGTTGCGGAAATACTATCGGTAATCCATTTTTGGCAAATATACCAAAGAAGCGTTTTCGAGTAGTATATGCACCATAGTCGGCAGCATTGAGAATGCGGAAATCAAAGTTATAGCCATACTTTCTTACGTTGCGTACCCATCTTTGATATAGCCTACCTTTATCCATGCTGATAGGCTTTCCGTTTTCGTCCATATCACCCCATGACATAAACTCCTCAACATTTTCAATCTGGATATAATCTGGATTAATAGCTTCAATGTAACGAAAAAGATGTTCTGCCAGTGTCCGACTGTCAGCATCACGTGGCTGTCCACCTTTTGCTTTGCTAAAATTAGTACACTCCAAAGAAGCCCAAAGAACTAAGTGAGCATCTGGATATAGTTGTTTCATTCGTTGTACGTGTGCTACTAGAGCTGATAGTTCCAGTGTGCGTATATCTTCAGTGAAATGCATTGCCTCCGGGTGATTGGCTGCATGGCTAGCGATCGCATTCGTATCGTGATTTACGCAAGCGATAATCTTTGCGCACTGTTCACCATTTATTCTCGCTGATTCTACTCCGGTGGACGTTCCTCCTGCACCACAGAATAGATCGACGTATAGTAGATTTATATTATTCATTTTAGATTTTGTTTATTAATACTCATTTGACATTCTCTCAACTTTTTGAGCAGGAATCTGCCGGGCTGGTTGATGCCGCCTTTTTTTATTTCGGCAATCAGCTTTTTACATTCTTCGAACAGTATCGGGTCTTGGATATATAGGCGAACTGAATCAGCATCGGATTTTGTCAGGTTCATTAGCAGAAAAACATACACAAAGTAGTTTTCATGAGACATTACCCTTATTTGTCCTTCACGCTCCATTCTCTGTAGATTTTGGATGATTATATAGAAGTCACACATTGAGGGATTGTCTAGCCATTGTTTGATGAGCCCCGTGCCGATAGATGATTCTTTACCGTTTTCGGCAAGGCGCATCGCTTCCCATACGTCATTTTCTGTTATGCCCGGTTTACCACGCAATTCTGACTTAATATCAAAATATTTTTCAGAAGAAGGAGACGAAGTTATTCTTCCTCCTCTGTCCGACGAAACGCCCCCGTTAGGGGGAGTTTGAGGAGGTATTTTCTTTTCTTTTATTTCCTTTTCTTTTATTTGTGTACTTTCTGCGGAGTTTTTGGGCTTTTCTTCGGAAGAAATGCGTTTATCTTCGGAAGAAATAAGGTTAAACTCTGAAAATTCACACTTTCTTCTGCAATCATCACATATTCGTTTATAGCGTTCTTGTATTCCGATTGAAGTGAGAACTTTTTCCTTATCAAAGAGTTCTTTAGAAAACAACCCTAATGCCAGGCAACATCTGACGACCTCCTGTATATACGCTTCTTCAAAACCGGTTTGTTCCGATAATATGAAGGGCAACTCTTCGTCCCACAACATGTAATACCCATTTTTATAGATAAGACAAAGCAGGAGAGCATATACAGTGACGGCCTTGCCACGCTGGTACTTGATCAGTTTCCTTATTTTTATGTCCTGAAAAAAGTCAACGTCAAAAGGAAAATAGTCGAGCCCTTTTTTTACATTTCGTCCCATAATTCTGCATTTTTTAGAAACTCATCCACCTCACGAATGAAATCATCTAGCGAATGGCATACAACATATTTGTATTCTCTGTTTTCACAGATCATCTTTTGCCATTGTTTTTGCGATGGGGATTGATAGCCACCTTTCTTTTTCATTTCAATGAGTAGAGCACCGTAATCACGATTGCTTTTCAATAGGATCAGGTCAGATACACCGGCTATTACACCCTCGGCTTTAAGTTTTGATGCTGTAACAGCATCACGTCTACCACCATTTGGTACGGCGAATAGTCGACCTTTCAACTTCGGGTACTTCAAATTGAAGTACTTTACACAAGCGCATTGTATGCGGTGTTCCTCATCGTTATGTTTTTGCTTCTTTTTTTGTTTTCTTTCCTTTGAGAGCATCTCTTCCAATGTCATGGCTGTTTTCATTTTTAGGTGTAACAATAGTGTCCTTGCCAGTTTTGTCGACTACGACTTTCTTTCCTCCAACTGTTATTGTTGTCTTACAACCTTCAGGAAGTGATTGGATGAAGTTGCGTACAATAGGGGAGTTGGCATTTTCGCTGATGGTATCTGTAATGGATTCTTCGGCAGAATACGGGTAAACATCCATGATAGCGGTTTCGGAAACAGATGCAATTTGATAATCTGCCATTGTTCCCTTCATGCCTTCGTCCAGTTTCTTCACTGCGTCACGTAAGTCGGCAGCCTGTACCAATACTTGTGTGGAAGTCTTTTTTTCCGCACCGCTTTTATCATCCAGTGTGATAAAAAATAGTTTGCATTTGAACCAGCGGTCGGCACTCGCTTCGTCGCTAGGGAAGAGTTCACTATAGTTGGCACGTTTAATGTCTGATATAGTAAATTCTCCAGAGATAAATGGGGTCATTTCTTCGATGATCCGTGCTTCGGCCTCTGTAAAGCTAAGTGCATCGACAAGATAAGGTTCTGTAACTTTCTTGTTCATTCCATTTTCCATTACTCTTTCGTAACGGATTTTACATTCAAACCATGTGTGCATCATAAATTCATTCGAGCTTTAAGTTGTTTACTAATGATGAGCTTGGCAGAGCGTTGAGCTGGAATAACAACTGTTGTTCCCTTGCTAATATTCCGTGCTTTCTTTCTTTTGGAGGTGTGTGCCTTAATTGTGGCAAAACCACGGATATAAACACTCTCACCTTTACAAAGAGAATTTTCAATAGCATCAAAAACGCAATCTACGGCTTGAATAGCTTGTGAACGACTAATAGTCGTATTGTTGATGACGTGTTCAACGATTTCAATTTTCTTCATTGTTGTATTTTTATTAAAATGGTAAATCACTTCCGTTAGGTCTACAATCCTCAATTTTGTACTGAGTATCTTCAATTGATTTTATTGTACATAAAACGTATGCTTTCTTCTTAAGAAGAGTAGCAAGTCTTTTCGCTTCATTTTCGGCGCTTTCCAAATTCTCATGTTTGTAGGTAGGAGTGGCGCATCCTTCTACAAATACCATATAAAATTCATCCATAGCTCTATTTAGTTATTTATAAATAGCCCGCATTTCCCGTTAATTTGGTTTTCCTCTGCTACTGTTTCGACCTTGTAACTCGTACTGCCAACGCAAGCAAGACTAACGAGGATAGATGGTATCTTAATGTTTGTCGATGTTGGCCATCTGTTCCATTCCAAACTTACTGATTACTACAAGGTGTTTACGGGCTATTTTATTTTACTTCTATTCTAATTGTTTTAAATAATATTTGCACTTGAATCCTTTTCGTGGTGAAAAGTCGGCAAAATCACAAGATTTAAATATTTGATGTTTGTTAGCCCACTGTGCAATATCCTTTTCGTATAATGTTGGTTTGCGATCATTATTAAAGTCTCGGTATGGTTGTACAAAAGGTGAGATTCCCAACTCCTTAAGTCGGTTTAACCGATACATATCTTGTTCAATTGTTGAGTTAAAGCCGACTAGAACATAGCAAGACAAATTACGAGGTTTGATATATTTAGTCACTTCTTTTAGCTTTTCAGTAAGGTCAATATCCGGTAAATCCCAAGCAATGTGGATTCTTCTTTTCAATTTCAACTTACTCAAGTAAAATGCTTGCTCCTCATTCATGATCCTGACATCAACACCATGGAAATTAACCATTTGTCCAGCTTTTATAAGATAGTCAATAGCTTCTTTCCATCTCGGGTTTGCAAAGAAGTTGTTGTCTAATACTTCTATCCATTCTCCCTTGGGATTCAGGTCTACAGGGTGGACGGACCGGATGTAGCCCTCTTTTTCCCGAACCAGACAAAATGGGCATTTCCGGATACAGCCTCTTGAAAAGAACTGAATAGAAAAATGATATTGTGGATAAATGGAATAATCCATGAGTGTGCTACAAGATATTTCAAATGGAAGCTTCTTATGAATATCATAACCGGTTCCTCCTTTTTCGATAATATCAGCTTGTAATGTCATATAATTAAAGTCTGGAGTGAAAGTAAACACTTTGCTCGCTAGAACTTTATCATATCTGTTGAAAGGAGTAGCCCATTCTACTTGATCGCCTTTTGCCTTATGGTATGCAGAGGCACGCATAAGAGCGAAGTTTGGAAAGTTATGACCGTCAACGTCTATTAATCCAATGTTCATTACCTATTGTTTTAAATTATTATTCACCCAGCATCGTATTATACATCGCACGCTTCAAATCCGGGCGCCAGGCAAGACAAGACTCTTGTGGATCGCAGAAGGTGTCAATCAGACATTCGGCGGCGGTAACAACGCGCTGCCAGTTGCTGCATCCGCATAATCTCATTCTGCGTTTAATAAACTCGTATAAGACAAGACGGTTGTCCACTTCATCCTCATCACAGTATTCTTCCTCGGCTATTTCTTTACGGATGGCAAGAAGTTCCAGTTTATCCTCGTTGTCATCATCCCACTCTGTCCAGCTTTCCTCATTACTCCACCTATTGTTGAAGAGTTCCTCCATCGGAGAAAGCAGATTGTATACTTTCTCAAAGTCATTCTTGGATGCTTTTGCTATTGTTATTTGATGTGTTGCCATATTATTTTTATTCTTGATTTGAATCGGTAGATAGAAGTAAGACGATAGCTGCAATGGCAAAAGTCATTCCTAAGATGGCATACGTATATGACTTAGATGATTTGGATTCTAAGGCAAAATGAAAGTTCAAAGCAAAAAGGATGACATTTAAAACCACAAATATTATATCGAAATAGATTCTCATATTACTTTATTTACTGGTTACTACTAATTTTTTATTCAGTTTTTTTATTAGTTGTCTTATTACCCATGCGCGACATACATTACGTTGCCCGGGGTGATTGTCATACATTATTGCAGCGTCATCAAGATATTTGATAATTTTCTGCATGTCTGTTTTGCATACTTCCATTATCCCGATGCTGTTAAGAATGATTTGACCAGTTCATTGAAATACATTTCATCGGTCGGAATATCATCGTCAGAGTTCATAATCTCGGAAGCGATGGATTTCTTACGGTGAATAAGGGAGTATATCGTATGGTCGATTGTACCACGACCAAGCAGATAATAACAGGTTACATTGTCCTTTTGTCCTATACGGTGTGCACGGTCTTCACATTGGCAACAGTCTGCATATGTCCATGCAAGTTCAATGAAAGCTACATTTGAAGAAGCTGTGAGCGTGAGGCCAACGCCGGCTGCTTTAATGGAACAGATGATGAGTTGCACATTGGGGTTGTTCTGGAAAGCATCCACGGAAGCCTGTTTGTTTATTGCGCTATCACGCCCTGTAACTGTGACGGCTTTCGGAAATACCTTTTGCAGTTCATCTACAATCTCATGAAGCGAGCAGAACACAATCAGTTTTTTGCCACTGTCAAGGAATGTCTTGATAAAGTCAACGGCTTGTGCAATTTTACCTTTGGTGGCCAAGGAACGAAGTGTCATGAACTTCACAAGTGCTTCCATACGCATTTTGCGGCGTATTTCCCAATCTGTACATTCTGTATATTCTTGTAGGTATGTAGCGAGATCGGAAGCTGCAAGATTATATTCGGCACTGTTGGATATATCGACATATAGGTCTACTCGTGTTTTGTCAGGTAGCTGGGGAAGTACCTTTGCTTTTTCACGGCGTATCATGCAAGTATCATAGAGTTGCCGAGATAGTTCGGAAAGTGGTACAGCCGGTTCCGCATCCTTGTCTTTCGGGTCAGTGCAATAGTCAGCTATGAATTTTCCGCGACCGCCAAAGTCGTTTAATCTGTTCATGATAGAAAGTTGTGCAATCAAATCTTCCGGACGGTTGACAACGGGGGTACCTGACAGGAGTATTATCCATTCCTTGCCAACAGACAAACCTTTGGTAAAGATTGTTTGCTGTGCAGACGGGTCTTTCACACGATGGCTTTCGTCGATGATGATTGATTTGAACATCTGTATTTGAGGACAGAATACAACATCTTTGAGACGGAACTGCTTACTTTCCGCTTTGATGTCCCAAACAAAATATTTGCGCAAACTTTCGTAATTTACCACTGCTACCTGATGCACTCCCATAGATAATAGGTAATTCCATGTCGTACGTACAGCATTGTCAAGAACGACCGCAGATTTATTCGTGAATTTCTCGAACTCGCGTTGCCAGTTGATTTTGAGTGAGGACGGGCAGATGACAAGACAAGGATATGCATTGGCTGTATCAACAATGCCGATACTTTGCAATGTCTTTCCTAATCCCGGTTCGTCACCGATAATAAGACGGCGGTGTTCCAGTCCATAAACTATACCTTCACGTTGATAGTCGTATGGTTCAACGCGTAGATGATGTTTGAGTTCGTTCATTGTTGTATTTCCATCCATTAAGTTCGTAAACACGTTTCTTTGCTTTTTCACGGTCGTAGAAGATTGGCTCGCTAAGTACCGGAGATGATGACTGAAAACTATCTGTCACCTCTGTATAGCGGTATATACGGAATCCTCGTCCGTGTAGAATGTAATGATATTGTCCTACTTGCGGTTTCATTTGAATTCTTCTATTTCTGTGATTAAATCATCTTTGTCAATACCTTTGATATACTTGTTGAGAACAAGGTCAATACATTGGTTATAGAATTTCTCAAATTCGTGTTGTTCCATGGCGGCAAACGATATACTGAGATACTCTATTTCATGTTCACCATATTCGTTGAGAGTGTTAGTGAAGTAGCCAAGGTCACGTTTGAATCTGCGAAGCATATCCTGTTCATTATGTATATGCCATTTTTCGACTAATGGTAGGGGCAAATTGTCGAAAGTAAGGCGTACCAAAGCGAAAAACTTCTTGTGGTGCTCATAATTGCGGGGATTGCTAACCTTACACTTGACTACATTACCAATCTTCAAGTGTTTCTTTAGTTCGAGGTCTGTATTATACAGAGGAACTAATCCATATTGAGTTACTTTGCAATATATATCCATTGTTAATTGTCTTGTGGAGTTAAACACCAGTACTGGAAAGCCAATTCTTCATATTTCTCGCGTCCACGGTTGTAGACCTTATCATCCCGATTGATGAACTTCTTGAATACTTTGCAGTTCTTTTTGCTGATAGCATAAATGAAATCACAGTTGGAACCTGCAATGTCCATATACCAAGCACGACTCCTGTCCCAATCGAAGAAGTCAATCGCTTCTTCAAACTGTTGCTGTGTTGAGGCAAATGTGGTTTTAAGATCACCGCCGAAAAGACCGAGCCACCAATCCCACTTACATCGTGTATCAAGTGAAAAGGGGAAACCACAATAAGTAAATTGTTGTTGTGTGTTTACCATGAAACGCTGTGTTTCGGCATAACCAAGCACTTTAAAAAGGAACTCATCGCGGCGTGCTTCCATGCGAAGTGCCTTCTGCATTTCTTGTGCATGTCGGAACTCATCTTCGGTATATTGTTCATCATCTACTGTTAGGCGGTAGTAGTCTACTCGTGCTGGTTCGGTAATAATTGCATCTACCAGCGAGCCGAAACGAAATGCAGCTTCTTTATCACCGAATTGCATCCGAGGATGGAGAATGTTTTTTAGTTCAGTGAGGTCAGAGTTACTAACCTCACTACGATTGTAATATGTATCGGGATTGTGACTCATGGTTACTTTGCTTTCACATCGTCAATATATTGTACACTCTCATTTTCAATATAGACACTATCCTTGTTAGCCAGTTTTTCACAGAACGTAATTTGTTTCTTGAATAACTTACTCAACTCTTCAACCGAAAGTGTGCACCCTTCTTTACTCCACCACATTGAGAGTATTGGCATGATACCTTCAGGGTTAAGTAACTCTATCTTTTGAGTGACTTTTACTTTGGGCTGATAATTCTGCATAGAAGCCTGTTCAGAAAATAATCCGTTCATTTCAGCTTGCTGGCGTGCCATTTCCGCCTTTTGCTTTTCTTCCTCTTCTTTGCGTTTGCGTTCTGCCTCTCGCTCTTCGGCTTCCTTGCGTTGGCGTTCTTCCATTTCAGCTTTGACACGTGCAGCTTCGGCCGCATCAGCTTGTGCCATGCGTTCGAGGTTTGCTTTCTTTGAGGGCAGACGGTCAAGAATGAAATCCTTGTTGTCTTGGATTTCTGCAGTGTATTGTTCGGTAAATTGCTTACCAAGGCGTTCCTTTGTGTCAGTTTCAAATTGTCGAAGCTCGTCTACCGAAATATTGGCAGGTATACGGATGAGAGTATGAAGATTATGTAACCAGTCAGCAGGAAGAGAAACCGAAAAGTTCTTTACCTCACTGTACACTGTGTTATAGTTCTCGAGCGTAACACTGTTATCCTTTGTAGTGAGCCAATTGATGGATTGATTGAGATATGTTTGGAATTGTGCCTTAAAATCCCCTTCAATGTCTTGTCTCAATTTTATACGGGCTTGTTCCGCTTGTTGACGTTTGTACTCTTCCTGACGGCGTTTTTCTTCTTCGGCACGTTTCTTTGCTGCATATTGGTTACGGTATTGTTGGAGTTTATAGGGGATAGTATCAACTTTGGTTGGGTCAATAGCATTCTCTATTACCGTAAACTCTCGACGGATGTCATCAAAAAGTTTTGTGACAGGCGAACGTTTCTCGTTCATTTTCCTGACTGTTTTACGTGCTTTTTCAATGAAAAGAGCTGCTTCTTTGTCAATTTCGTCCGTCATCCCACCATTAGCTGTAATAGTATTGAGTATGGATTGTCCGGCACTGATACATCTTTCACATGACAGTTTATTGTCATTATATGATTGTGGAGCAGCAGACACTATGGTTTGTATATTTTCCTGCTTGATGATTGCTAATTCTGAAGACATATGTACAATGTATTAAGGTTAGAAAGTATCATCGTTATCTCCTTGACTTGCTGGGTCAATAGTTACCCCTGCCGACATGTCAGGTTGAGGCGCGAAATGCTGCTCTTCTTGCTTTTCCTGTGGTTCGGGTTGTGTGGTATCGATTCCACTGTAAGGATCGAAACCTCCTTGCGGGGTTTCAATGATGTCGGATTCCATGACGGAACCTTTACCGATATTGATTTTAGGATAAGTCTTGAAAGCGTGTTTGATGCATTTGGCAATGAGGAAGCCGGTATCAATCTGCCCATTGATATTGTAGAGTGCATTGCTTTTCACTACAGTTTCTCCGGTGCGGCGGTCTTTATAGGAATTTTGTTTCTCTGAATAACCTTGTAACCGTTTCCAGTCGGTTTCTGTCATAACAGAATAGTCAATTGACCCATCTGCACGTGTGATTTTGACAAAGCAAGCAACAATACGGTCGCTTTTGCGAGGAAATGCAGACATATAATTGACAATCTTCACTCCGTTCTTCTCTCCATATTCAAAACTATCTCCGTCATAGACGATAACTGGATTGTCGGCATGGCGTATTTGTCCAACTTTTGCACGCAGTGCCAGCTCTCCATATCCGGAGATAGCGAGGCTGCATACTTTCTCCCAAACTTCTTTGCCGTTTGAATCAACTCCTACTTTGCAGTTACGGGTAAGAAGATAACACAGTGCTTGCGCACCAGGAGCCAATGTGATACCTTTGACAGCAAGGTCAATAAACGCATAGAAGATAGATGTTCCGGAGCATAAGCGCAACTCATCTTTGTCGCGTAACTGCTGGTTGAAGTAAATAGCTTCACGTTCATAGACGTTTTCTCCTCCTTCTTTCCAAATGGAATTATACACGCTGATAAACTGGCTACGTACACGTTCATTGCGTATTACGTCAATTGCTTTCATTTGTTGCAATTCTTTGGCCAATGAAATAGCATTGCTCATAATTAATAATTTAAAAGGTTTATAATACAGTTTGCTTTTGTGACCCGAAGCAGATTTGAACTACTACTTTCAGTTGATGTGCTACCATTACACTATCAGGTCTGATTGTCACTTGAAATAATCTTGTTTCTTCTGTTGAAGAGCGCGTAACTCTACTGTGCGATATTCAACTTTGCCCGGACGCTTACAGGGATTTATTTTACCCTGTTTGCGCCATCTATCCACATTACCGCGACCGAACATTGCGTATGCTTGTCGCTGACTAACCATTTCGGGGTCGTTGCGTGTGTCAGCAAGTATTCGAACCACTGATGTAGCAACATCGTGGATGAATGTGTCATAAGTGACAGATTTATCTGTGAAATCAAGTGTGAACATAGAGTGTTACTTTCTTTTATTATTGTGACAATGCATCGTAATATTGTTTATTGGCCATATATTCATCGGCTATTTGGCGGTCGGTGCATCCATTACCGAGTTTCAGATATATAGCCTCGTATGCCTCTTGTGGCATAGCATAAACTATTTGTTCTGTACGATCAGTGGTACCTGCTATACCAAGTAAGCAGAAGAACATAATGAAGCCTGCTACAAAAACGACGATTTGTTTAGTGACTCTGTTGAAATTCATATGATATCATTTTAATCGGGTTACTGTTATGGTGCGTTTTTCGCGATCAGTCTCTGTTTGATACTTGCGGTCGAGAATTAACCCGAGGTCAGACGCCTGGGCACGCACACTCTTGGTTTTCGCTATGGGGAAAGTAATCTCTCCGCCTACTTTCAAATCCGTTAAAGCTGGACGTACTTTTACTTGATTTTCTGCCATTTTCTTTGAGGTTTATGGTTTATTGTTTAACTTTATGCTGCAAAGATAATCAATCTACTTGATTATAAGAGTAAATATACTGATTTAACAAGTAAATTAACTATTATTAAAACATGGAGACCATAAACGACAGGCTGCAATGGATTGTCAATGAAAAATTTGATGGTAATAAAGCTGCTTTTGCAAAAGCCATTGGAATCGTGCCAACAAGTATATCTAATTATTTAGGAAAGCAAAGAGCGTCTAAACCTTCCGTTGATATGATTGCTAAAATCGTCAATGTACTTAATGTGGACGCTCGTTGGCTTCTCACAGGGGAAGAGACAGCAAAAGTTGAGCAAGTTTTAACTCATGGTGATTTCTCACCGGCTTCAATCCATGGGGATGCGGTGAATGGCAACATGGATATTGCTGTTTTGCAAGAAAAAGTGAAACATTTAGAGGAACTTCTTGCAGAAAAAGAAAGATTGATAAGTGTTTTGATGGAACGGAAATGAGAAAGGGTTTAAGCTGTATAGGTCTTTGGTTGTGTCTGCTTTTAATTATAGGGTGTTCAAACTCTGATAGCCAACCTGAGAATGTTGAGGTATATTTGGAAGCTAATACCGACCGTGTTTTATTAAAGGAAGAAGGTGGTACAGCTTACATAAATATTGCTTCCAATACGAGGTGGACGATACTAGTTGAAAATGATGAAATACCGGTTATTGATTTGGATGTTACTCCACTTGCAGGTGACGGAGATGGTACTATTAAAATAACTTATGGTCGTGAGATAAACAAAGTACAGTGTGAACACGCTACTCTTATTTTTTATTATTATTCTGAAGGAAAAAGAGTAAGTAAGGAAGTGATTTTGACTAGGCAAGAAAATGATGGTAATAAAGATGAAGAGGGTTGGAAAACTTTTACAACTTTTGCAAAAGCTACAAATTCTTTTCCTGCTACATTTAAAACCATGGATGGGTATAAATTAATACCCACAGCTATTTCGATTTTCTCAACACCTGGTGATGTGTATTATATTGCAGGTCAGTATAAAGATTCTATGTTTGATATAGAAAAGAAAGAAATACATCTAGAGCTTTTGAGTGATCCTGTTTGTATAAGTGGATTATCAATTGGATTTGAGAGTGTTGATGCATACCCTTCAAATGCTCCTTTTCATTCATCTAATTATAATGAAGTTAAACCTGTACTTTTTGATGAACATACTATAATTATTCCTATGTTTTTCTGGGTTGCTAGTACGACTGATGCAATACAAGAAGAGTTAAAACGGCATTCCTTTATGTTGGTGTATGATTCTAATGGAAATTCTGATAGTAATTTGGGGTTGTGTTTGTTGCATAATGTTTCGGATGATGAATATAGGATAAGAACATTATATACTGTACAATATTGTGCGTTTGATATAGCGTCTGCAATTAGCCGATTTGAATCGGAGAAAGGAAATAAACCTAGTAGAATGACAATAGAGTATAAAGTGAATTCATTAAGTGATCGTTTAGAGGATGCTAGGATTGAAAAATATATTTTAGATTATAAATTTCAATAGAAAAAATAGTGTGAACAAATAGTTGTACAATATTATAGAACTCGTTGAAAAGCAACGATAATTAGCGGCGGCGCAGGCAGCAATCGAGGGATAAAGGCGGTATAGCTGATATTCAGTTAATTAGGCGGTATGCTTTTCATTTACAAAGGCTTACCGCCTATTGTATTTTAAAAATGTACGTGCATTTTGCACAAAAAATGAGTAGAATAAACGCAAATGTTGTACAATAGTTATGCAGTTTTGACAACAGTGTTGTACAAGTGTTGTACAAATGCTTTTTCCGTATAGTCAATAAGTTACGGGCGTTTTGCCTCAATCACATTGGAACACGGAACAATCGCTTTGGAACATAGTACGCCCAAACAGAATGTTTAATTATAAAACGAATATAAAATGGCAACATTGAAAGCAGTAGTGAGAACGGCACGGGCTGACGGATTTTATCCGGTGTATATCCGGGTGACTCATCATCGAAGCTCTGCGTTCATTAAGACAGACAAGATGGTGACGAAGAAGGAACTCACCAAAACTAATGAGATTAAAGACCCGTATGTTTTGCAATTCTGTTCGCAGAGAATATTGGAGTATACGGAGAGGCTTAATAGCAAAAATATCGAGCATTGGACAGTCAAGGAAGTAGTCGAGTTTCTTGCAAGTGGGAATGATGACGTTTGTTTTTCAGATTATGCACGAAAGCATATCAACCGAATGATTGACAACGGTCAACAACGTAATGCTAAGAACTATCAGCTGGCATTGCAACATCTGGAGCGTTTTTTAGGAACAACGCAGATAATGTTCTCACACCTTACATCGCACTTGATGAATAGGTGGATTAAGTCGCTTGAACAGACACACCGAGCTAAGGAGATGTATCCTATCTGTATGCGACAAGTATTTAAAGCTGCTATTCTGGAGTATAACGACTATGATAATGGGATTATTCGTATAAAGACTAATCCATGGGTGAAAGTGGAGATTCCTTCGGCAGATCGTGCAGAAAAACTTGCCATTACACCCGAAGCGTGTCGGGAATTCTTTTCATTTCCTCTGCCGGAAAGTAAGATGAAATATCCACAGACGGAGTTCGGACGTGATATAGCCATGATGGTGCTTTGTTTGGCAGGAATCAACACAGTTGATCTATACAATTTGAAAAAGCAGGATTATCGGAACAGCATTATTCACTATCAGCGTGCCAAGACAAAGAAGTTTCGTGCCGACGGTGCATATATGGAAATGCGCGTGCCGGCAATTATTCAACCGCTCTTCGATAAATATCTCAATACGAAGGAGGATGACGATCGTCTGTTCAATTTTTATCAGCGTATGACAACATCTGACAGTTTTGGTTCCAATGTTAACAGTGGAATTAGGCAAATATGTGAGGCCATGGGAATGGCAAAAGAAGAACGGTATTCGGTCTATACATTCCGGCACACGTGGGGTACTGTGGCACAGAATGACGTGAGAGCTTCAATTGATGAGGTTGCATTTGCGATGAATCATGCTGCTGGACATAAGGTAACACGGGGCTATATAAAGATTGATTATTCTCCTGCTTGGGAATTAAACGAGAAAGTGGTTGATTTCATTTTCTTCTCCGGTAAGACATCTGTTCGCGAGCAGAAGCAGGAAGATACGCATTTTAGATTATCATTCCGATATATGGTAAATGGGGCGGCTTACCACAATGGGCAGAAAGTTGCAGAGTTGACTGATGTAGGATTCAACAACGTGGACGATGTTATAGCACGACTTGTGACAATGTTACCCGAAGATATTCCTAACCGTTCTATGGTGATGTTTAAAATCGTCAATCTTGATAAGAATCAGACGGTAGTATATCAGCGGCAGAAAGGAAAGGGCTTCTGATTTTTTCGAACCTACAAGGAACTTTTTCTTTGTAGGTTTTTGTTTTTATGAAGAAAAGCGACATCCTTTCGGATATCGCTTTCAAGCAAAACTGTATTATATTACCCCTAAGGGTAAGCAACTCCTCGCGTCTAAAGTAGAGAGAAGTAGATTATTCTTCGTCGTCCTCTTCATCCCCAGCAAGTTCGACCAACTTATCTTCAATGGTAAGGTGAATTTCGTTATCATCAATGCTGATGTTTCTCGGCATAATTATTTTAATGAACTCCATAGAAACCTTCACTCGGTCTTTAGGATCAAGTTCTAAAAAGTCTTTCATTATTAGCGGTGCCATATCCCCTTCAGGTATCGTATTGTGAGTTTCAAGCCATTTTTCAATCATGCCTTTGGCCAATGCTGTTATTTTGTTAGGTGTTCCTTTTTGTCGTCCTCCTGTCTTTTTCCCTTTTGCCATACCATAATGATTATTAGTGTAAAAAGATAAAATGATGTTGCGAAGATAAGGGCTTACTTTCGCAAATGAGGTATAACTTTTAATAATTAAAACAAAGGTTTTATGGGATTAATTGGAAGTGCTATAGGAGCGGCAGGTAGCATATTTGGCGGTATCTCTGCATCGAAAGCAATGAAGAAAATTAAGAGCAACGTTGAGGCGCAGCGACAGAAGAACCAAAATTGGTATGATCGCAGGTACAATGAGGATTATACGCAACGAGCCGATGCGCAACGTATTCTCACGCAGACGGAAGAGAGTATCAAGAACCGTAATAAGCAGGCAGCTGGTATACAGGCTGTAATGGGCGGTACTGATGAAAGTGTAGCAGCTATAAAAGAAGCGAATAGCAAGGCTCTTGCTGATGCAACATCACAGATTGCAGCACAGGCGGATGCGCGCAAAGACAACATCGAGGCCACCTATATGCAGAATGACAATGCTTTTGTTGAGCAACTCAATCAGTTAGAAAAAGGTAAGGCAGAAGCGATAGCCGGAGCCGTACAAGGAGTAACGAGTGCGGCAAGCAAAATGCCATTTTAATGTGTGGAGGTAACTTATGGCGACATATGATGATATATTAGGCAATGGAGGTGGCACACCTTTTCCGAAAGGTTCTAAAGAATGGCATGAACAGCAACAAGACGGTTCTTCTGCACCTCCACCTGTAAAGGGTACACAGGAATGGGTGGAACAAAAAGCGGCTACGGCTCCTGTTGTTACCGCACCTAAACCTGACACAACTACTACACCGCCCCCTCCGACCAAGCAAGAAGGCTCGGACGGTGGTGCCCTTTCATATGCTGAACTGTTCAAGAAACTTAATCCTTATACTCCACCGACCGACGAAGAACTTGCTAAAGAGAAGAAAAAGCAGAAACGTGACCAAATTTTTGCTGCAATTGGTGATGGCATATCTGCTCTCTCCAATCTGTACTTTACAACACAGGGTGCACCGAATATGTATAGTGGAAAAAACACAGCTTCGGAAAGGTTACAGGTTAGGTATGATCGATTAATGAAAGAACGTAATGAGAATGCCCGGGCTTATTTGAGCGGCCTGTTCGGTGCTATGCAGGCTGATGATGTCAAAGCGAGAGATGATCGTAATTGGAGACATCAGTTAGCACGCGAGAAAAGAGCCGATGCCATTGCGGACGCAAAGGAAAAACGAGATAACCAGATATTTGATCTCAACGTTAAGCTCCAAAACAATAAAATATCAGCAGCCGAAGCTGATGCAGAACGTAAAAGAGTGGAGGCCGAATATGCTGATGATCTTGCAAAGGCTAGACTTGAAACTGAAAAGGCTAAAGCGGGCGCTTCAAAAGCTTCTGCTTCCGCATCCAATGCTAGAGCTGGGTATTATAACCGTGGTGGTAGTGGCGGCAATAAGAAAAGGATGACACTTACTATTGATGGTAAGACCACTTACTATGATACGAAAGAAGATTATGAGAGAGCGGTGCAGCGTGAGGCTAAACGGTTAGGTATTAAGACTCACCAATATGTGAAAACCACAGAAAATGATGTAATGGGGGCAAAAGAAAAGAATGTCTCTACTCCAAAACCTATCAGCCAACTTGCCGGTGAAGTTGAAACGGCATCGAATAAGAAGAAAAGTCCAACAGCCGGAGATAACAGTAGTAATAAAAAGAAAAGTCCAACATCATAAATGAAACATTATGCCTGAAAATGAGGATAAAATAAAGAAACTATACGACACGTTTGTTTCTGATGGTTACGATATGGAGAGTGAAGAAGATTTCCGCAAGAACTTATCGGATTCTACAAAACGCAAGGCAGCTTATGATGCTCTAGTGAAAGAAGGTTATGAGATGGAACCGTTTGAAGAGTTTGAGAATAATATAGGTTTCGGAAAGATTCAAACACCTGCACCGGAGCCTGCTGTACAAACAGAACAGGCGTGGCAACCTACCGAACAAGAAAAAGCAGAGATGATTGCTAGTACAAACCGTATGATGCAGAATGTGGAAACACAGATACAAGACGCAAATGAACGTGTAGATAATATACAAGAATACGGGTTGAATCCCGGATTGCAAACTAAAGAGGGTAAAATGCAGTTTAATCCTGAAAATGGGAAACTGGAAAAAACATATATTACTCCACTTGGTAACAAGACTACTAGTAAACCTCTTGCTGACATCGAGAGTTTCCGGTACCGACAAGCTGCCGATATGTCAATCGGCGGACAGTTACGCAAGGCTAATCTCCGTTTGCAGGAGTTAAAAGCTAAGCAAGCGGAAAGAGCCTCCGAAGTGCATAAGGAATGGGTAGAAGAAACGGAAAAGAACAAAGCGCCGCTCGCTGCCATATTGGGAGCAGCCACTTACACACCGCGCCAGCAATCAGACAAGGAAAACAGCGCATTGAGAGTAGCCATTAGAGAAACAGAAGAGCTCATCAAGAACCTTGAAGAACAGAAAGACCGTGAAAATGGGGTTGATGTAGGCTTTTGGCGTGGTTTTGGTCGTACTATGGGTGATGTACGCACGTGGGATTTCGGTATGGGTGATATGGCGGATGCCATGACCATGATGAATGCCGACAAACTCAAAGGTGATAATGCCACAGAGGGCGAGCGTGAATCCCATGATATGATGATGGGTGCAATCCATGAGAAACAACAGGCAGAGGAAAGATACGGTGGAAATGCCGACTTTTGGAACAGAGCCGGTGTCATGACTGGATATATGCCTTCATTTATGTTGGATTTCATTTTGACTGGTGGCGGATTCAATGGTTTGTCTACATTCTCAAAAGGAAGCACTAAAGTCGCCGCAAAGGTCATAGGTAAAGAAACGGCTGAAAAAATGGCTCAACAGGGATTTAAATCCTATGTTAAAGAGAATGGTGTCAGAGGGTTAGGACAGTACGCAGCAGATTGGACTATCAAAGCACTTGGGACAACCGCAGATGATTTGCTTGTACGTGCTCCGGCGATGACAAACACCATACAGGCTGGAAAAACGGTCTCTGACATCATTGACCGGAAGCTAGGTGACGTGGTTGTTGATGAAAACGGTAACTATGATTTCTCCAATGATAAGACCTGGGGAAGTGCAATATGGCAAGGTGAAGCCAATGCTATCATTGAGAATTATTCGGAAATGTTCGGTGCGCACCTTGATCCTATTTTTACACTTGGTAATATGAGTAAACTCGCTAATGTTCTAGGGGCAAAGCGATTGGGAGGTGTACTCTCAAAGGCAGATGCCGGTGCATTGAATAGCATAATGGGACAAACTCATCAGATGTTCAATAAAATGGGTGTCAGTGATTATGTTGGTGAAGTATCTGAAGAATACTACGGTCAATTGTGGCGCACAATGCTTAGTCTTGATGATGCTTATCAGCAGAATCCGGACGGCACACGTACTAACTTATTTGCAACTGGACAATTTCACGGTGATATTTGGGGTGGAATGGCACTCTCTATGGGGTTGATGGGGGCAGGAAAACATACCTTGTCTGCCGCAAATTATGCATCCATGAAGCATGGCGTGAACAAAGCAGATGCAAAAGTGAATGAATTACTTGGTAAAGAAGTATGGGAGCCGTTGAAGGCAACACTTGACCTTACTACCAATGAGAATATCGGTGAAGTTGCGGAACTTGTTGCCGGTGATAAAGATTTTACCGCTGATGAGAAAGCAGCCGTACTGAATTATATGGAACGTTCGTTGAATTTGCGTGGATTCAATCTTGCTTCTATGGCCCGGTCCCGTGGCGGTGTTCAAAGTGAAAGCGAACAACAGGCAAATGACAGTTATCTTGACGGATACAACGTCACTTCCTCGCAGGAAATGAACGATGCGAAGAACCTGTACGAATACCATCGAACACAAGTGGCAGACCTTGCAGATGAGAATATGTTTGCGATGATTGAAGAGAATCCGATTGCCGCATTGGAGTTTGTGAACGGGAATGAGCAATGGAGTGATGAGGATAAGTCTTCTGTTATCGACTATATCAATGCCAAGCAGGTTTACAATGGCATGATTCAACGTGTACGTGATGATATAGACGGGCGGGTGGAACAGAGCAATTCGATGATAGATGCACGTGTGAACCGCAAGACAGGTATGATACAGGGGGCAACCATGAAGCAGGATGAACGCAAGGTGTATGTTCTTAGTGGGACTCTTGTACCATATGCAGATGGTAGCGGTGTAAGTGTGACTGATTCTGACAATAGCATCATTGTTCGTGATGCGGACACAGGTGGGCTTGAACAAGTATCTCCCGATGCTATATTGTCTATTGATGATGTACAAGACCCATACGAGCAGAAGGAGTTGGTTGCACAATCTATCAGAGAACAATTTGCACGTGAAGCTGCGGATAAGATTGATGGTGTTGTCACATTCAATCCGGGCGAAACCTATACCATTGCCGGTGAAGGCGGTTCGCAAATACAGGTCACAATAGTTTCAGATGAGAACGGAATCATAGACAATGGCGACGGAACTATCAATGTGACAGACGGAACAAATGTATTCTCTATAGCAAAAGAGGCTATCCAACAGTTTGTGGACGCATCTAACATTGCACGAATCGCAGAGTTTGAGCAACAGAGAGCTGAAGAAAACTTTGCTTTGCAGCAGGAAGAGCAGGAAGCAGACCGACCGCAATATGCAATGAATGACCTTGTGACGTTCCGTGATGAAAATGGTATAGGTATTCGTGGTAACATCACCGCCGATGTGGATGCCGATGGACTATATGAAGTTTATACGGAAGATGCCTTGAATGGTAAGCGTGTGAATATGTTTACCCGTGAAGAGCTTGATTCCATGCTGATAGAACACAATGGGCAACCTGTTGAGATTGCCAATTCAAGTGTGAATGATAATTCGGAAGTGGCAGCAAGTTCTCTGGAGGAACAGCAGTTGCAAGTGTCTGCATTAGAACGAATCCCCAAAGATGAACAAGGTAATCCTATCTATGAGCAGGCGGAAACTCCCGACCTTGCTTGGGATGCCATTGTTGAGCAGACAGAGGGAGACGAAGCTATGGCCCAGTCCGTGGCTAACGGAATGGTTGCGGACAAAGAAGCAGCATTGAAGAAAATCGAGAAAACGAAATCTGCCGGTGGAAACACTATTGCAGAGAAGATTGTAGCAGAGAAAGAACGCAAGGCGGCGATTGATGCAGCCAAACAGGAATTGTCCATTTGGCAAAAGATAGCCGGCACTGCCAACCGCAGAAAAATGGAAGCAGATGCGGAGCGCAGACGTATTGCCGATGAAGCTACCGCATTGCGCAAGGCGGAAGAAGAAAAATTGCGTGCAGAGCGTGAGGAAGCAGAACGCAAGGAACGTGAAGCACTTAACGGAGTTCCCGATATAGTGGAAGATGTTCCCAAAGATGCCCGTGCAAGAGGATATAGACGTGTAAACGGCCATAAGGTTGACAGACAAGGACCATTACAGGCTGTACAAGGTAAAGAGGTGAACGTGAAATTCAGCAATGATGTAGTGGTTCCTGGCAATGTGACCGTGATTGATGCGTCATTGTTGCAACCGAGTCATATACAAGGTGTGCGCAATCCTCTGCATTTTATTGATGAAGCGCAACCAAAGGAACGCAATGACGAAGCAAGCGTATTGTCTGCACGGAAAATCGCCGAGAACATTCGTCCGGAAGAAATCACATCAAGTATTACCGCTTACACCGGTGCGCCGACCGTAAACGAACGTGGTGAAGTAATACAGGGAAACAACCGTAGTGATGCCTTGCGCCTGATGTGGGAAAGTCATTCGGAACAGGCCGAAGCATATAGACAATACCTGAAAGACCATGCGGAAGAGTTTGGACTGCGTGCCGAGGACATTGCGCCCATACAAAGCCCGGTGTTGGTAAATATGCTGCATGTGGACGATACAGAAGCCCTCAATCTTGGTCAGTTTGTTGCACAAGACACAGAAAGTGGAGGTGTTGAACGTATCAAACCTAAAAACACCTTGCAGCGCATGGGAACCGAAATGCGTTCGTTTGCCAACCTGTTGCTTAGGACTTCGGATGATGAAATGTCGTTTGCCGGACTTGTGGATGCCAATGGTGCAAATGTTCTGAAATGGATGAGTCAAAGAGGTTTCATCAGTCACACACAATACAAGAGTGCGTTTGACAGCAAGGGCAACCTAACTCCTGAATCCAAGAATGATTTGCGTGGTATCATGTATCAAAGCATCTTCAAGGACGGCAGCACACGGTTGGAGGAAATGTTCAACGTATTGCCGGTAAAAGCACAAAAGGCTATTCTTGCCACTGCTTTCCGTGATTATGACAGTCCGAACAGTGAACGAATGGTAGATGAGATACAGAATTCCGTTCGTGCTTACTATGCTTTGTCCCAAGATAAAATGTTTGCAGAGGCAAAGAATTTCAAGGAAGCACGTATTGCTGTAGAAAACTGGAAACGCCAGTATCAAATGGATGATGTTACAGGGGAAAGTTATCTCCCTGCTGATAATTTCAGTAACTTTGTCTTGCATTTGGCCGCAATGTATAAAGGCGAAAGCCAAAGCTTCATTCAAAACACATTCGGCAAGATTTATGACCTTATACAAGGTACACAGGAAGAAACTCTGTTCGAACAGCCGGACAATACCCCTCGGACGCTCGTACAGGCTATTAAAGAAGCATTAAATTTAGATTACAATGGACAACAGCGAAGCAATGTATTGGTTGGCGATACTGCAACAAGCCAACGAGGGCAGCAAGGAAGCAATGGAGCTCTTGCGCCAAGAGAACGAGTTGAGGACGGAAATGGGACAACCGATGATACAGGAAGAACTGAAAGCATTGGTGAACAAAGCGAAATAGAACCTTCTTTATCACAAGAAGAAATGCTATCTTCTGATGATACTGACAATCAACTTAGTGCAAAAATAGCAAGACGCATTGAAGTTCAAGAAGATGATTGGGTTGAAAGCGGAAAGTATGGCGATACTTATAAACAGACAATTATTGTTGATGGTACTCATAAAGTTATAAAAGTTGATGCACCCGATACGAAAGGTAATTATACAGGTAGTACTTATGAGTATGACGGTCAAACATTCGGAGATTTATTGGATGTTGTTAATTATATTGATGCATCTTCGTCTTTAGCCAATGCCGTTGCAGTGGCAGAGAAAGAAACCGATACTACTCCTACGGAGAAACAGAAAGAAGCCGGTAATTATAAGAAAGGTCATGTGCAGGTTGGTACATTCAATATCACCATTGAGAACCCGAAAGGATCCGTTCGTAGCGGAATAGACACAGAGGGCAACAAATGGGAAACGACCATGCAGAACACCTATGGCTATATTCGTGGCACGGAAGGTGTAGATGGCGACCATATAGACGTGTTCCTCTCTGATGATATTGACGGGTGGAATGGTCGCAAGGTGTTTGTGGTTGACCAATATAACGAGGACGGCACGTTTGACGAACACAAGGTTATGCTGGGCTTCAATGAGGCTGACGATGCTGAAGCAGCTTACTTTGCTAATTATGACAGAAATTGGGCGAAGAAGCACAAGACGGTGCTGACGGGCGTTAACTTGGAGGAGTTCGAGAAGTGGATAGAGAGCAGCCATCGCAAGACCAAGGCTTTTTCGGAATACAAGTCTGTAAAGACGATCGAGGGGCAGAGTTCCGGCACGCAAGGCAACAGACTTTCAGAAGTCAAGTTCCGTATTGAAGAATTGCACAAGGAACAAGAAGCAGCGCACAACCGTAGCGACATTTTTGAGGAGGCTCGTATTATTTCTGAAATTAACGACCTTTTTACCGAACAACGCAAGTTGGAACAAGACGCTTCCAGTGAAGAAGCGACTGCACCGACTGATGCTCCGTACACCATTACTCCGGCGCAGTACATCACCAAGCGAGGTAAGGTGTTAGATATGCAACTTGTTGAGTTCCAATCGGAATTGCGCAAGGAAGTTCAAAAGCATGTAAGTATGTTCGCCAAAGAAATGAAAGGTTGGTGGGATAGGGAAAAACACGGCTTTATGATGCGTAGCGAAGAAGATGCCAAACGATTAGCAGAATACACAGTAGATGCACAAGGCCAACCTCCCATATCAATGTTGGATATACAGGCTTTAAATGATGGTGATGTGCTGTTTACTGAACCCAAAGCACCAGCAAAGGATGAAAAACAGGATTACACCCCTGTATGGCAATACTCTGTTTTTGTTGATAAGGAAACCGGATATACGACTTTGACTCGTGAAGATGTGAGTGGTCCCATACCTATTGGTGATGCACGTTTTCGTCAGACAACCAACAGCCCGGAGGAAATGTTAGGCATTCTTCGCAATCCGCAGAATGGCATGCAAGAAGTTTTGGATGCAGTTGGAGTTTTGCTTGAAAATAAAATTAAGACCCGAGAACTTGATCGCAAGGCAAAGGATGAAATTCATGACAGAAGGACAGATTTCGTTGTTGATAAGGAAATGGATAACAGATATTCTGTTCGTACTTTGATGAAGATGATTGACGCGGAAAAGCAGGCTGTGATGGATTTAGGAGAGAAGCGTGGTGGAGACGTTTATCATGAAGGAAATATTATTTTCCTGACCAAAGATAGTGCAGACAAGTTTGCTAATGAAGCTCGAACTCTTATCAACGATATGAGGAGTAAGCAGCAACAAGACAATTTACAGAAAAAGACTGAAGCGAGTGGTAACCGTCTTGTTACTGATGAGCGTTATGCGGAACTTCGTGAGCGTATGCGTAAGAAGTTACTCGGTCAAATGAATATTGGTATTGACCCTGAAATATTTGCTATTGGCACAGAAATGGCTGTTTACCATTTAGAGAAAGGCTCACGGAAGTTTGCAGAATATGCAAAGGCTATGATTGCAGACTTGGGTGATTCCATACGTCCGTACCTTAAAGCATTTTACAATGGTGCGAGAGATTTGCCTGAGGTGTTAGAAAACGGATTTAATACCGACATGACCTCTTACGATGAGGTGCAGAAGTTTGACGTGGCCAACTTTGACAAGTCCGGCATTGATGCACTCGCCACCGCTGAAACCGTAACGAAAGAGGCGGAAGTGGCGGGGGAGGTTGAAGTTGCACAGGAACGTATAAAGAAAACTCGTTCAACGCGCAAGAAGAGTGAGAAAAAAACTGTAAATTTACAGCAGTCAAACGAGCTTGGTTTGTTTGGCAGTTTGTTTGATAATAACGAAACCAACAACGAAAATGGACGAATACACCAAGAAAGTACTAAGATTACAGGGACACAGCGAGAAGTCGATAGCGAAAATGGAGCTGGAGGAACGGATAGACGCAGCATGCTACCGCCACAAAGCGGAAACGCTAGAAGCACCGTACACATGGAGCGAGGAAGAGTGGACGGAGATTTACAAAGAGGCAGGGATGACGGACGAGGAAATCGTAGAGTACAGGAAGGAACAGACGAAATACAACGGGGGCGAGGAACACGACTTTCCGATGATGCCATAGATGAACCGAAAAATATTCGCAATAATCATTCAGACCGGGGGACGAACTATGCTCCAACTTCGGTAGATGCACGCATAGAGGCCAATATTAAAGCTATAGAGTTGGCACAGCAACTTATTGAGAGTGGAGAGCTTGCTACTCCTAGACAAATGGCAGTACTTCGCAAGTTTAGCGGTTGGGGTGGTTTAGGTAAAGTATTTAGTGATAATACATATTCGACACGTCTACAGCAGTTGATGAGCACAGAAGCCTATCAAGAAGCTGTAATGAGTGCTAATAGTGCGTATTATACCCCTGCTTATGTTGTAGATACTCTTTGGGATATTGTTACACAAATGGGTTTCAAGGGTGGTTACATTCTTGAAGGTTCTGCAGGTATCGGAAACATTTTGGGGCAGATGCCTACAAATATCAGCGAGCACAGCGACATCCATGCTATTGAGATTGACGGGACTTCGGGTGGTATTCTCTCACTCCTTTATCCTGATGCCAAAGTAGAGATACAGGGTTTTGAGCAGACACGTATTCCTAATGGAAGTGTGGACTTGGCTATTACTAATGTTCCGTTCGTTACCGGACTCCGTGTGAATGACACCACGGGCGACAAAGACCTGTCGAAGAAATTCCACAACATACACGATTTCTGTATAGCAAAGAATGTGCGCAAACTGCGTGAGGGCGGTTTGGGTATCTTCATCACGTCCAATGGTACGCTTGACAACAGTAAGAAACTCCGTGACTGGATTGTGAGCGAGGGAGGTTCAGACTTCGTGGGTGCTT